GACAACTGAAAAGGCAACTAGTATCTTTAAAAAGTAAAAATCCTTAAAAATAGGTGATTATATTATAGAACAATTAAATTAAATTAAATATTATGAAAAAATTATTATTAAGTATTTGTATACTTATTACTATGGTTAGTTATAGCCAAATAAGTAAAGAAATACAAGGGGTATGGAAAGGAGAAAATAGCAGCTATTATGTATTAGTAGTGGCTAATAAAGAAGAAAGATTACAATTTACAAATGTGTCTTGGGAACAAGGTAATATTTTAAAAGAAGAAATTCTAGAAAAAGAAAAGAAACATATTATTACCCAAATATATAACCCAGAAAATGACTGGTGGGTATCTATTAAATATACTATGGTAGATGAAAATACTGTTAAATGTGAATTTAGTGGTGATAGTGAGAATGTTTCAATTTATAAACGACAATATATAACAAATTAAATCAAATAAAATGAGTGAAGAAAACAAAAAACTAACAGAAGAAGAATTAAAAAAAGTTCAAGATCATCAAGGACAAATTGGCAGACTAGTACACAATATTGGTGTATTAGAAGCTGAAAAGCATGCAGCATTACATATGCTAGCTGGTGCAAATGAAGATCAAGAAAAAACTAAAAAAGAACTTGAAGAAAAGTATGGTTCTATAAGTGTAAACATAAGTGATGGATCCTACGAGGAGGTGAAGAAAGAGGAAGCTGAAAAAGAAAATGAATAATGTAATACGTAAGATCAGTATTGGTTCGGATTATAAAAATGAAGCGATGCATTATGCTGTTGGACAGCAAGTGTATGGCGGACATGAAATTTCTCATATTATATTAGATGAAAAAGATAAATCTTATAATATTTATATAAAGAAAAATAATGAGGTATTACCTTGGAAGAAGTTTAACTCTAACATGGCAATATCTATTGAATATGATCTAGAATATTAATGAGAAGTTTATATGATTTTATCATTGAACCTATTGGTGAAAGATACACTAATACCTCTAAAGTAAATGGTAAGGATTTAGTATTAAATACTAAAATTGAAAGCTTTAAATTTGTAAATAGAATGGCTAAAGTTATAGAAACACCTTTAGCGTTTGAAACCAAAATTAAAAAAGGTGATACTATTGTAGTACACCAAAATATATTTCGTAGATTTTACAATATGAAAGGCGAACAACAAAGTAGTCGGTCATCTTTTAAAGACAATTTATATTTTGCTGCATTAGAACAAATTTATTTATATAAAAATAAAGGTGAATGGAAGTCTATTAATGATAGGTGTTTTATAAAACCCCTTAAAAATACTGACGAATTTAGCACGCAAAAAGAGCAGCACTGTATTGGAATACTAAAAATAGGTAATAACGCCTTAGAGAGTATCGAAATCAACCCAGGAGACAAGGTTGGGTTTAAACCCGGTGGAGAATGGGAGTTTATTATTAACGGTGAACGTGTTTATTGTATGAAATCAAATGATATAGTTATAAAGTATGAATACCAAGGAAACGAAGAAGAATATAATCCAAGCTGGGCATAAAGCCGTTGAGGAACTTATTAAAGTTGCTAAAGAAGCTATTGTTGATTCTAATACTGATATTTCCGCAGATAGATTAAAAAACGCTGCAGCTACTAAAAAATTAGCTATATTTGATGCTTTTGAAATTCTAAATAGGATTGAAGAAGAGAAGAATTTGCTAGAAGATAAACCTAAGGTAGAAGAAAAGAAAGAAAAATCTTTTAGAGGATTTGCAGAAAAAAGGTCTAAATAATGTATAAGCAAGAATTATATAAAATCCTACCGAATTATGTTAAATCTAAAATTCTTAAACGAAACAATAGATATAAAAAGTGGGAGTACGGATACAATGAAGACCATGATTTTATAGTTATTAGTAAGTCAGGGATGATAGGTGATGTATATGAAATCCAAGGATTAAAAATAGCTTTACCAAAACAACCTAAAGAAGTTCATAAATTTGAATCTGAAAGATGGGAGAAAAGCCTTTTACCTAAAGTATTGGGTAATATTAAAAGTGTATTTGAATGGGACAAATATCCTGAAGATTTTAAGGAAAAATGGTATGATTATATTGATGAACAATTTCAAAGACGTGAAGAAGGTTTTTGGTACTATAATAAAAATAAACCTATTTATCTTACTGGCACTCACTATATGTACTTGCAATGGAGTAAGATTGATGTTGGGCCACCAGACTTTAGAGAAGCCAATAGATTATTCTTTATATTCTGGGAAGCTTGCAAGGCAGATACCAGATGTTATGGAATCTGTTACCTTAAAAACCGTAGATCAGGATTCTCTTTTATGGCCTCAGGAGAGGTTGTAAATTTAGCTACTTTAGCTAGTGACTCCAGATATGGAATATTATCTAAAACTGGACCAGATGCTAAAACGATGTTTACTGACAAGGTTGTTCCTATATCAGTAAACTATCCATTCTTTTTTAAACCGATCCAAGATGGTATGGATCGACCTAAAACAGAATTAGCATATAGAGTACCAGCTTCTAAATTTACTAGAAGAAAGATTATAACAGGCGAAGTATTACCTGAATTACAAGGACTTGATACTACAATAGACTGGAAAAATACCGGTGATAATAGTTATGATGGTGAAAAATTAAAACTATTAGTACATGATGAATCAGGAAAATGGGAAAGACCTAGTAATATATTAAATAACTGGAGAGTTACAAAAACGTGTTTACGATTAGGTAGTAGAATTATTGGTAAATGTATGATGGGAAGTACCTCTAACGCTTTAGATAAAGGTGGTAATAATTTTAAAAAATTATATGAAAGCTCAGATGTTACAAAAAGAAACGCCAATGGACAGACTCGCTCAGGATTATATAGTTTGTTCATACCTATGGAATGGAACTACGAAGGGTACATTAACGCTAATGGATTACCTGTATTCGAAACACCCAAAGTCCCAGATAAAGACCCCCATGGGCAAAAAATTAAATTAGGGGTACTAGATTATTGGCAAAATGAAGTAGATGGTTTAAAAGAAGATCAAGATGCTTTAAATGAATTTTATAGACAATTCCCACGAACCACACAACATGCCTTTAGAGATGAGTCTAAGAACTCGTTGTTTAATCTAACTAAACTTTACCAACAAATAGATTGGAATGCTGATATTAAACATAGTAGTGTTATAACACAAGGATCTTTTCAGTGGGTAGGAGGAATACAAGATACTGAAGTTATATTTGTTCCAAATAAAAATGGAAGGTTTATAGTATCCTGGGTTCCCCCAGCAAGATTACAAAATAATATAATATTAAAATTAGGGAAAAAATATCCTGGTAATGAAAATTTAGGAGCTTTTGGATGTGACCCTTATGATATATCAGGAACGGTAGATGGTAGAGGATCTAATGGTGCTTTACATGGTTTAACAAAGTTTAGCATGGAAGATGTCCCGCCTCATCATTTTTTCTTAGAATATATTGCTAGACCACAGACTGCAGAATTATTTTTTGAAGACGTATTAATGGCATGTATTTTCTACGGAATGCCAATATTATGTGAAAATAATAAACCTAGATTATTATATCATTTTAAAAGAAGGGGGTATAGACATTATGCAATGAATAGACCAGATAAAATATATAATAAACTCTCAGTAACAGAAAGAGAAATAGGTGGGATACCAAATTCAAGTCAAGATATTATACAAGCACATGCTGCTGCAATAGAATCTTATATAGAAGAATACGTAGGATTAAAAGAAGATGGGAATTTTGGAGATGTGTATTTCCAACGTACATTAGATGATTGGGCTAAATTTAATATTAATAATAGAACAACCCATGACGCCTCAATTAGCTCAGGATTAGCTATAATGGCATGTAATAAGAATAAGTATAGACCAGTCCCTAAGCTTATTAAACAAGAATATGAATTAGGGATTAAAAAATACGACAATACAGGAGCATTATCCAAAATCATACAATAAATGAAGATAAACTATAATACTAATAGTCCTTTTCCAAGTCAAGTAGTAAGTGACGAAGAGAAAGCAAGCTGGGAATATGGAGATCAAATAGCTAGAGCTATTGAATACGAGTGGTTTAATCAAGGTCGTACTAATGGGAATAGATATTTAACTACATGGAATAATTACAATAGATTAAGATTATATGCTAGAGGTGAGCAACCTGTGCAAAAATATAAAGATGAGTTATCAATTAATGGTGATCTATCTTATCTTAATTTAGATTGGAAACCTGTTCCTATTATATCTAAATTTGTAGATATATTGACTAATGGTATTTCTGCTAAAGATTATGATATAAATGCATATGCTCAAGATCCAGAATCTTTAAGTAAACGAACTAATTATGCTAAAATGGTAGCACAAGATATGTTTGCTAAGGATACAATGAGACAAATTACAGAGCAATTGGGAACTGATTTATCACGTACTAGTATTTCAGAAGAAGAATTGCCTACAACTAAAGAAGAATTAGAACTTCATATGCAATTGAGTTATAAACAAGCTATTGAGATTGCAGAAGAAGAAGCTATTAATCAAGTATTAGATCAAAATAGATTTGATTTAATTAAAAGACGAATGAATTATGATTTAGTTACATGTGGAATAGCTGCTTCTAAAACTAATTTTAATTTAGCTAATGGTATTACTATAGATTATGTAGACCCAGCTTATATGGTATATTCTTATACAGAAGATCCAAATTTTGAAGATATATATTATGTAGGAGAAGTAAAAGGAATTACTATACCTGAACTTAAAAAACAATTTCCTAATATTTCTAATGAAGAATTAGAAAAAATTCAACAAAATAAAGGGAACAGAAATTATTTATATGGAGGAGGAGCATATGATGAGAGCACAGTTCAAATGTTATATTTTGAATATAAAACATATAGCGATCAAGTATTTAAAATAAAAGAAACTCCTTATGGATTAGAAAAAGCATTAGAAAAACCTGATACTTTTAATCCTCCAGTGAATGATAATTTTGAAAGAGTAGGCAGAACTATAGAGGTATTATATAAAGGTTGTAAAGTTTTAGGAACTAATACAATGCTACAATGGGAAATGGCAGAAAACATGACCAGACCTTTTGCTGATACAACTAAAGTAGAAATGAATTATGCAATTTGTGCACCAAGAATGTATAAAGGTCGTATTGATTCTATAGTAAGTAGAATTACTGGGTTTGCTGATATGATCCAATTGACTCATTTAAAGTTACAGCAAGTAGTAGCTAGGATGGTGCCAGACGGAGTGTTCTTGGATATGGATGGTTTAGCAGAAGTTGATTTAGGTAATGGAACTAATTACAATCCAGCAGAGGCTTTAAATATGTATTTTCAAACTGGTTCTGTAGTAGGAAGATCTTTAACACAGGATGGAGAATTAAATAGGGGTAAAATACCGGTACAAGAATTAGCTAGTAACTCAGGACAGGCAAAGATTCAAAGTTTGATTCAAACATATAATTATTATTTGCAAATGATAAGAGATGTGACCGGATTAAATGAAGCCAGAGATGGAAGCTTACCTGATAGAGATACTCTAGTGGGGCTTCAAAAAATTGCAGCACAGCAATCTAATATAGCTACTAAGCATATTAATAATGCTAGTTTATGGTTAACTTTAAGAATATGTGAAAATATAGCTAAAAAAATAGGGGATTTATTAGATTATCCTCTTACCGCTAATGCTCTTAAAGAAAGTATTTCTACTTTTGATGCAGAGACATTAAGGGAAATAGATAATTTATCTCTTCATGATTTTGGAATATTTTTAGATTTAGAACCAGATGAAGAAGAAAAAGCCCAATTAGAACAAAACATTCAAGTTGCTTTATCTAGCGGTGGTATTGATTTAGAAGATGTAATTGATATTAGACAAATACGTAATTTAAAATTAGCTAATCAGCTCTTAAAACAAAAACGTAAACACAAACAACAACGTGATCAGCAAATACAAGAACGTCAAATACAATTAACTGCGCAATCTAATGCCCAAGCTGCACAACAAGCTGCTGAGGCAGAATTACAAAAACAACAAGCATTGGCGGAAAAAGAATTACAAATTGAACAAGGAAAATCTCAATTTGAAATTCAAAGAATGCAAACTGAGGCTGAAATTAAACGCCAACTAATGGCGGAAGAATTTAACTATCAAATGCAATTAGAGCAAATGAAGATGGGGGCTGAACAAACTAAAGAAAAAGAGATAGAAGATAGAAAAGACAAAAGAGTTAAAATCCAAGGTACACAACAAAGTGATATGATAGATCAAAGAAATAATGATTTATTACCTATAGATTTTGAAAATAAAGGCCAAGAAGGTATGTTACCAATGGCTTAATTATTAATTATTTAATTATATTATATTATGGCAGAAAACAAAGCGGCCGTTGAGGTCAAACAAGAAGGCGACTTTAAAATAAAGTCTAAAATTAAAAAAATGAAGGACTTAGGAAGTAAGTCAAAAAACGAAATAATAAAAGTAGATTTATCAAAACCAGTAACAGATGAAGTAAAATCAAATGTTATTAAAGTTGATTTAACAGAAAAACCAAAAACAGATGCCGTTCAAGAGCTTAAAACAGAGACAGTGGATGTGGATAAACAAACCGGAGATGGCGAAAAGGTGGACACAGGAACACGGGTCAGCGATACAAAGGAAGAGCCCGTTGCAGAAGCTGAGGTGCAAACTCCGATCGAAGAAGTAATTGAAGAGATTGGGGAATCTACTCCAGAAAAAATTGAAGATATTCAAGAGGAAACTAAAGAACCTACTGTAGAATTACCAAAATTACCAGAAAATGTAGATAAACTTTTAAAGTTTATGGATGAAACTGGTGGTACAGTAGAAGATTATGTTAAACTCAATAAAGATTATAGTAAATTAGATGATGATAATCTATTACATGAATATTATAAACAAACAAAACCTCATTTATCACAAGATGAAATTAACTTTTTAATTGAAGATAAATTTCTAGTAGATGAGGATATAGACGAACAAAGAGATATACGTAGAAAAAAGCTAGCTTATAAAGAAGAAGTTGCTTATGCGAAAAAGGATTTAGAAAGTTTAAAAAGTAAATATTATGCTGATATTAAACAACGTCCAGGAGTAACACAAGAACAACAAAAAGCTACAGATTTTTTCAATCGTTATAATAAACAGCAAGAAACTATAAAGCAAAGTCAAGAAGCGTTTCAAAAAAATACTAATGATTTGTTTAATACAGAATTCAAAGGTTTTGATTATTCTGTGGGAGATAAAAAATTTAGATATAAAGTACAGAATCCTTCTAACGTAGCCAAAAGTCAATCTGATATTAATAATTTTGTCAATAAATTTTTAGACAAAAAAGGAAATATTGGTGATACTAAAGGTTATCATAAAGCTTTATATGCTGCTATGAATGCTGATCAACTAGCAGGTCATTTTTATGAACAAGGAAAAGCTGACGGGGTTAAAAACCTAGTTAAGCAATCCAAGAACCCAACTACAGATAAACCAAGGCAGGTTGCCGGTGGGGAGATGTTTGTAGATGGATTAAAAGTGCGAGCTATTAGTGGAACAGATTCATCAAAATTGAGAATTAAACGAAAAATTAATAATTAAAAATTAAAATAAAATGGCTTTAAATCCCCAATTTGGGACAATAATCCCTAGTCAGGTACAACAGTTACTTGCTACGAATTATTTAAATTTTGCTGCCGGTGGTGTAACCTTCGCTCAGCAATATTTGCCAGAAATCTACGAACAAGAAGTTGAAAGATACGGTAATAGAACCTTATCTGGATTCTTACGAATGGTAGGTGCTGAGCTCCCGATGACAAGTGACCAAGTAATCTGGTCAGAACAAAATAGATTACATATTGCTTATGATAACTGTACGTTTGCAGCTCCTGGTGTAGGTGCGGCTAACACTATTACTATACCTGCCGGTGTAACTAACGTTATATCTCCAAGAGCAACCATCGTTGTGATGGATGACTTTGGCGCAGAAGTAAAGTGTTTAGTTGTTTCATCTAACGTTGGCGCTGGTCCAGTTACTATAAATGTTGATCCTTATACAGCCGCTACTATTGCTGCTGCAGGTTTAGTTGGAAACGTAAAAATATTTGTTTTCGGTTCTGAATACCTAAAAGGATCTACAACACCTAACGCTGCTGCTGGTCCTGCATTAGTTGCTGGAACTAGTTATGTAAGCGTTGACCCATCATTCACACAATTCCAAAACAATCCTATCATTGTAAGAAGCAAATACACAGTATCTGGTTCTGATATGGCTCAAATAGGTTGGGTTGAAGTTGCTACGGAAGATGGAACTTCTGGATACCTTTGGTATC